ACTTGTAATTTACAGCGGCAGGATTGCCCTGACATTGTGTACATAAAGGTCTTTGCATAACTCTATTTATAGTAAAACCTTTTAAAGGCACCTCATCAGAGCCGAATTCTATATTCTTTTAATAAATACTTGCAAATGTTTTGTTAAAGGATAAAAACATGGCACTAGTATCCCCAGGTTTAGAAATAACCGTTACCGACGAAAGTCAATATGTTCCTGGCGCAGTAGGAACAGTTCCCCTAATTATTATGGCAACTGCACAGGATAAAACCAATCCATCAGGCGGTTCTGCCACTGACACTACCGCTGCGCGAGCAGGCAAACTACTTACTTTCAGTAGTCAACGTGAACTTATTGCAGCTATGGGATACCCTAGTTTCAAACAAAGCTCGGCTGGTACTCCATTACACGGCGATGAGCGAAATGAATATGGATTAATGACTGCATACAGTGTATTAGGCAACGTCAACAGAATTTATGCCATTCGTGCAGATATTGATTTAGATGCGTTAGAAGGAACCAGTGTTCGTCCTTCGGGCAATGTAGCCAATGGCACACACTGGATGGATTTAACCGAAAGCGTATGGGGCATCAACGAATGGGATGCAGTGAACGGAGAATTTAATTTAAAAACTCCTATTTTGATCACAAGCACAACCAATCAGTCATTACAGAGTGGTTATTATGTGCCTGATACAAGCATTGGACAAATTGGACAGTATGCTATATCATTTGGAACTGGTAGTAATGCCATTGTGTACTATAAAAATAGAGCAAACACTTGGGTAAGAGTAGGCACTGATGCCTGGGCAGAAAGTTGGCCAACACTTAGAGGCACTGTGAGTTTTGCCACTGGTTCAACCACAGCTATTCCGGCAAGCAATCCTGCAGCAGTTTTGAACATTAACGGAAGCCCTGTGATTGTGGGTAATACCGGTTCAGCAAGAACTATTGCACAGGTAGCGGCTGCTATTGATGGTGCTGGTATTGCGGGTGTTAGTGCTGCCTACATTGGTGGTAAATTAGAAATTTATGCCACTGACGCAGCCGAAAGCAACGGTGTAGATGCAGATGGAAAAATTACAATTGCAAACAACACCGGAACACCAATGGCAAGTTTAGGATTAGGCACATCAGGCAACACCTATGCCAATCCCAAATTAACGTTTGGTACTTTTGCAGAAATTCCTGCTTGGAGATCAAGCGATACAGTACCTCGCCCAAGCGGTAGCGTGTTTATGAAGCTGGGTGCAGTTGGTTCAGGTGCAAATGTTGTAATTAAACGTTTCAGCAGTTCAACAGAAACTTTTGTCGAACTGGCCGCAGAATTTTATGCAGCACCCGAAGATGCAATTTTTGGGCTAGATCCTGCAGGTGGCGGAAATGGAATCGCTGCTGGTACAGTTTGGATTGGATACGATCCATTGTTAGATACCACTGCGGCATTCAAGCCTTTTAGACGTCGAGTAGCCGGACAAACTGTAGTAAGTGGGTCTGTATTATCAGCCAATCCATTTACTAGCACTGAGTCATTTAACTTAACAGTAACTTCGATTGGAACAAGTACGCTTACAACTTATCCTATTGTGTTGACTGGCACAAGTCCTACTAATTTTGTTGCTGACGTGCTGGCCCAAAACATACCTGAAGTTGACGTAACTTTTGAAAACAATATTATTACATTCACACATATATATGGTGGAGATATTTACCTAACTAATACTAGTGGTACTCCGGTGGCCGATGCTGGATTCACCAGCAACACACCCGGAACTATATTGTATGGAACAAGTTTGGCATTGACCAATTGGCAAGCACTGACATACACCTATAGCACCACTGAGCCATATCAAGCTCCGGCAGATGGAACATTATGGTACTATAGCGATCCTGCCACAGTTGACATCATGATTAACGATATTGGTGGTTGGAAAGGTTATAAAAATAGTTTCTATGATGGGTCGACCACGGACGCCAGAGGCTACGATTTAGCAGACACCGATCCAAATGGAGTTATTGTGGCTGCCAGCGAACCAGAATTCCAAAGCGATGGTGTGACAGCACTGGTAGCAGGTGATTTATGGCTCGATAGCGGCGATTTAGAAAACTATCCTGTATTATATCGATACAACGGCACAGAATGGATTTTGATTGACAACACAGATCAAGTTGGACAGAACGGTATTGTATTCGCTGATGCACGTTGGGACACAGACGGCACAACAGATATCATTACAGGTTCTTTGCCGTCTATTACAGACTTGTTGGCAAGCAACTACATTGACCAAGACGCACCTGACTACAGATTGTATCCACGTGGTATGTTGTTATTCAACACACGTCGTAGCGGCTACAACGTTAAACAGTTTGTAAGCAACAAGTTTAATGCCAATGCTTACCCTGATTTACCTGCAGTACCTGGTGCTGGTGGTTCCTTGCCTACTGTCAAAGACACATGGCAAACAGCAAGCGGACTCAAAGACAACGGTAGTCCTTACATGGGTCGTCAGGCTCAGCGTAGAATGGTTACAGCAGCCATGCAAGCAGCATTGATTGCCAATACCGAAGTGCGTGAAGATCAATTTGCATTTAATTTGATTGCTTGCCCAGGATACCCTGAAGTAATTGATGAAATGGTAGCACTAAACAACGACCGTGCTCAAACTGCATTTATTGTAGGCGACACACCAATGCGCTTGGCGCCCAATGCAATCGACATTGCCAACTGGAGTAATAATACCAACGGCGACGGTTTAGCTACAGCAAGTCCATATTTGGGTATCTACTATCCATGTGGTCAAACTTCAGATCTACAAGGCAACAGTATTGTGGTGCCAGCAAGTCATATGGCCTTACGTACAATTATCTTTAATGACAATGTTGCTTATCAGTGGTTTGCACCGGCTGGTACACGTCGCGGCTTGGTGGATAATGCTAGCAGCATTGGATACATTGACGCCAACACAGGAGAATTTGTGTTTGATGGCATTCGTGTGGGAGTGAGAGATACATTGTACGAAAACAGAATCAATCCTGTAACCAACTTGCCTGGTATTGGTTTGGTAGTATGGGGTCAGAAAACACGCAACCCAACTGCAAGCAGCTTGGATCGTATCAATGTTGCACGTTTGGTCAACTACCTGAGAACTATCTTGGCACGAGTAGGCGATGGATTCTTGTTTGAACCAAACGACAAGATCACCAGAGATCAGATTGCCAACATCATTAGCGGTGCGATCAATGACTTGGTGGCCAAGCGTGGTGTATACGATTACTTGGTTGTTTGTGATGAAACCAACAACACACCAACCCGTATCGCAAGAAATGAATTGTATGTAGACATTGCAATTGAACCTATGAAGGCAGTTGAGTTTATTTACATTCCAATTCGTTTGAAGAACCCAGGTGATATAGCAGCAGGAGTATAATATGGGTATATATTGGGGTCATAGCGACCCCAATGGTTTCCAACCAAAATTTGGTAAATACCTATAACAGGAGAATAAAATGGCAATTGCCTCATTGAATAGATTTACAGTACCGTTAGCAACAAACCAGAGTGCCAGCACACAAGGTTTGTTAATGCCAAAACTCAAATATCGCTTTCGTGCTGTATTTGAAAACTTTGGAGTAAGCATTGACAGAGTTGAACTTACTAAGCAAGTAGACAGTATCAGCCGTCCTAACTTAAACATGAACCCGTTTACTATTGAAGTTTACAACTCAAAGGTAAACTTGATTGGAAAACCAAGTTGGGAAGCGGTGTCAGTTACATTGCGTGATGATGCAGGTGGCAATGTCAGCAAGTTGGTAGGCGAACAAGTTCAGAAACAGTTTGATTTTGCAGAACAAAGTTCAGCAGCGTCTGGTATTGATTACAAGTTTGTACTTAAGTTTGAAATGCTGGATGGCGGTAATGGTGCTAACACTCCTAACATTTTAGAAACTTGGGAATTGTACGGTGCACTATTGTCGCAAGTGAACTACGGCGACATGGCCTACGGTGAAAATGCACCAGCAACGATTGCATTGACAATCATGTATGATAATGCAATTCAGAGCCCAACTGGCACTGGTATTGGTACTGCGGTAGGCAGAACCTTAGGCACAGTGATCACTGGTGTAAGTTAATAGTAGTTTTAACACTTGACAAGCCCGGTATAAAATCCGGGCTTTTTTTTGAACTAAATAATAGAAAAGAGTTCATATGCCAAGTATTTTTGATGGTTTCCTAAAACAAATCGCTCGTGGCGATAATGTAAAAGATTACAGACACGCCGCCAGGTTATTTGTTGACAACAATTACGAAAGATCTCCCAAGTATACCTGGTTGTTCCATGTATACTTTGATCTTAATCCTGAACTGACCACAGTCAATCAACGTAATCAATTGGAAGCAGGTATGTTGGTAAAGGCGGCAGACTTGCCAAAGTTCAGAGTTGATACCAAAACTTTTAACAACTACAACAGACCGTCAATTGCACAAAGCAAAATACGTTACGAAGATTTGAACATTACGTTTCACGACGATTCGGCCAACATAGTAAGAAAACTATGGTTTGATTACTACAATTACTATTACAGAGACATGGATAACAACTACGGTGATGCCACAGGCTCGCTGAATCCAGTGTATCTAAGAAACAACAAGCATGTGACCGGCCAACGCAATTTATACAACAAATTTGGTTATACACCTAGAAAACACAGTGTGATATCTACACAGTATATTAACGCTATCAGAATCTACAGTTTGCATCAAAAAAGATTCAGCGAATACACTTTGATCAATCCAATTATTACTGCCTATAGACACGGCACACATCAAAATGGCCAAGAAGGTACCATGGAAAATGTAATGACCATTTCATATGAATCAGTGTTGTATGCTGGTGGTACCACCAGAGTAGCAAGAGGTTTTGCTGACTTACATTACGACAGGTCACCAAGTCCATTGACTCCGGCCGGTGGTGGCACAAATAGCATCTTGGGACCTGGTGGTATCGTGAACGTGCTGGACGAAGTGATAACAGACGGCAGTGGTGGCAATTGGGGCAGTGCAGCCTTCAAGTTAATTAGAGGATATGACAAAAACAAAAATGTTGATTTGACCAACTTGGCAAAAGGAGAACTAATACAAACTTTTACCAATGTATTACGCGGAGGCAGTTTTCAAAGCGCATTGAATCAGACATATATTCCCTATAGAGGCGCATCCACAGGCACAGGATTTCAAAGTGCTTTACCAACTCAAACCGTAGCAGCAGGCGGTAGTGTAGCCAGCAATGGTCTTAACTTGACTCTAGGAGCAGCGGCAATTTCTGGAGGAGTGGCATCTGCATTGAGCGGCAATCCAGTATCAGCAGTGGGAGCAGATTTGTCTGGTGTGATAACAAATGCACAAGGTGCTATTGCAGGTGCAGATTTAAACAAGGTGGTAGATTTGGCAAAAGGTGCATCAAATCAATTGGTAGCAAACGCTTCAAATCTGATTCCGCCTGCCAATGCATTTTCAGAACAAATCAAACAGGCACAGCTGGGTCTAAAACAAGTGGCAGACAGCAATGCATTTAAAAATTTACAAGAGACTATAGGCAAAGACGCTGCATTTCTATCACAGAACTTACAAGGTGCAGCTACTACTTTTCAAACAGGTACCAACAACATTGTTCAACAGGCTTCCAGTGCATTGGCCAATACACCTTACAAAGATTTTCAGTTCCCTAGTGGTGCAGAGGTAGCGTCAAAATTGAATGCAACCAAATTGACTCTACCATCGGTGGCAAATTATTCTCCAACCTCAACTAATCCAACAAGATGATTACACAGTCCAACAGTAAAATTTTCACAAGTACTGTTTTTGGAAATAGTTCTGATAGTACACAACAAGATTTGGTAGGCAAAGATATTGGCACTCAAGAAACTTACTTGGCATCAAGCTCCTATTCAAACTTGGGAACAAAACTACCCAAGGTTCCTAGCAATCAACGTGTAGCGAAAGGTTCATAATGGTACAGACACAATACCCAGAAATACCAAATCCAACCAATCTTCGAGCGATTGATACCAACGCTATTAATCCTCCTGCGGTTGATAAATTTTTTAATAACTATTTTGATTTTCCAGTTTCAGTTAGCAGCAATGTTGATAGTGCCGTGGTGGCATATTTTGAACAAATTGCTGAAAACAAAGAAAGTGCCCGAGCACTAGCAAGTGCTGTGATTTACACAGCAATCAAACAAGGTATCAATCCAATGACTGCATTGGACGAATTTAAAAAAATACCACCGGGTGATTTAAACACTTATACTGCACTTTTTTTAAACTTTGAAAGAATTGGCACCAGTTTTCTTGGAATTAAAAATAGACCGCAGCAAAACAAATATGTGACCAGAGCTATATTACCATAATGAAATATGCTAATGGTTTTTATCAGGTTCTCAACCCCGACAAGTATATAGGAAAAAAAGTTCCTCATTTCAGAAGCAGTTGGGAACACAGCTTTATGAGATTCTGTGATAACAACCCTGCCGTAATACACTGGGCCAGCGAAGCAGTACATGTGCCTTATGTGAATCCGTTTACACAACGTAATACAATTTATGTGCCAGATTTCTTGATAATTTATCAGAACAAAAATGGTGAACGCATTGGCGAACTGATCGAAATCAAACCAGGCAAACAAACCACACTAGAAGCTGCTGGCAAAAGCGTGAGAGATCAAGCTGCTGCTGTGCTCAACATGCACAAATGGGCTGCCGCCAATGCCTGGGCCAAGAACCAAGGGCTTCGCTTTCGCGTCGTGACTGAATCGGACATGTTTAC